TACAGATGTAATAACTTTTATAAAAATTTCATCTGAATTAACATTTAATCCTTTAGATGCTTTCTTTATTCTGTTGTAAATTTTTTGTGGGTTGAATGACTCATCACTCCCACTTCTTTTCTTAATTCTTAGTGACATAAATTATAAATATTAAAAATCATCAGTAAATGTTAAACTTTCTCCCAATTTTGCTTTTTGGTATTCTACCGTTCTTGATTCAAAGAAATTACCCTTTGTTTCAATTGCAATTTGTTCCATAAATTTAAATGGTTGTTCAACGTTAAATTCTTTCTTACAACCCATTTTTACCAATAAACCATCAACAACAAACTCCAAATATTGTTTCATTAAATTATCATTCATACCTATCAAAGATACTGGTAATGATTCTGTAATGAACTCTTTTTCTATCTCTAAAGCAGATAATAAAATCTGTCTAATTCTTTCTTCACTTGGTTTATTTTCAAGGTGATTATTTAAAATATTAATTGCAAAATCACAATGTAAATTTTCATCCTTAAAAATCAAAGTATTTGCATTACATAAACCTTGCATAATACCTCTTGATTTTAACCAAAAGATAGAACAAAAAGATCCAGAGAAGAATATACCCTCAACTGCAGCAAACGCTACCAATCTTTCTTGAAAAGATGCACTTTCAATCCAATCTAATGCCCACTTTGCTTTCTTCTGAACTGCGGGTAATCTATCAATTGCATGAAAACATTCGTCTTTCTCTTTTTCATTGGTGATATAAGTATCAATCAACAATGAATACATCAAGGAATGTATATTTTCCATAGCAATTTGAAAACCATAGAAAAACTTAGCTTCTGTATATTGTACTTCTTTATAGAAGTTTTCTGCCAAGTTTTCATTTACAATTCCATCAGATGCTGCAAAGAATGATAAAACATTTTTAATAAAAAACTTTTCATTATCTGTTAATTTACCCCAATCTTTGATATCACCACTCAAATCAATTTCTTCCGCTGTCCAAAATGCAGATTGGTGACTCTTATAAAATTCCCATAAATCATTATGTTCAATGGGAAACAATACAAACCTGTCCGGATTTTCCGTTAAAATTCTTTCTTTCATTTTATTTTTTTATTTTATTGATTATTGGCCATTTGGTTTCTCCTTTGATACGCCTCTCTAGCCCTATTAATATTGTTCTTTGTCTTTTCTTCTTCGTGACCTAATAACGTATTTTGCATCTCTGTGTCGATATCCAAATATTCATTATTAAATTTACAATTTTGAAACACAACACCATCTTTACCAATACGAGATTTAAGTAATGTTAAAGTTGCTAAGTTATGTTCTTTTTGTTCCAAAGTTTTACCGATAGATAAAATAACGTGACCAATTTGTGCTTTCTTAATAGAACCACCCATTTGATCTGCGGTAACCACTTCAGATGATATTGAATCACGATTACCTTGTGTTGCCGTCCATATTGCCATTTCAAACTCACTGGTCATTGACTCCAATTGTCTCATAATTGACCCTTCTCCCTTCCATTCTTCCCCGTTATTTGACCTTTCAGGTGAAATACAGTCAACGTAGTCAATCAACAATAAATCGACCTTAAATCCGTCTGAATACATCTTTCTGATTTTAGATTTAATCTCAGAAATAGTAACACCATCAGATTGTAATTTCAATAATTTAATTGAACCTTTTGTGTTATCTTGTATTTCCTTAAGACGAAACAAAACTTCTTCTTTGTTATCACTTTGTTCATCAGGTGCGATACCTGACCAAATTGTATAGTGTTTTCTTTTAATATTACCTCGATTATCTTCAAAAAATACTTGAAGTACATTATAACCTAAATTATAAGCAGTGTTTGCAAATTTAGTTAATAATGTTGTGTTATGTGTTAATACATAATCCCTAGTAACAAATAATTCATCTGTATTTGATACTTTTATACATACCGCTTCTTCGTTATGTGAAAAATTAATTGATTTAATAAATTTTTGTGAAATATATTTTTTTCTTTTTCTAAATCTTTCTATTTTTCTTATTAATCTAAATGGTACAATATTATTTGAAAAAGATATTGTTACAACATATGCCATTTGATCTAACTTTTTAAAACCTTTATATTTAAAAGTTGGTTGTTTTAAAGTTATATTACATGTTCCACCTAATGATAAAACTAATTCTCTAATATTTAACGATAAATCTTTTGAAATTGTTATTATTTGTGTACAACCTTTTTTATCCACATAACCATCAGTGTCCATTAAACCTTGTAAAATTGATAATCTAACTTCAAATGAATTATATAAATAATCATTTGGGATAAATTTATTATTAGATTCTGTCCCCAATAAATTATATTTTTCTAAATCTTTTTTAATTGTGTAATTTAATAAAATTTTCTTTATTGTTTTTATACCAGTTAATGTTTCTCTTTCATATTCATTAAATGATGTATGAATATTCAAATGTTTAATATTATCGAATATTTCATCATCTTTAGTTGAAATTTGTATTGTATCACAACCTAAACAACCATCACCCAAGAGTAAACCTAATAAATATGGATCAATAAATACTTCTTTTTCATTAAAGTTAATTGGTTCAACAATAGGTAAACGATAATTATATCTACCTCGTTTTTTTATATCCAACATCATTTCAGATGTTTTCATAACTTTATAATTGTTATTTGGTTTATATAAAGATTTACCATTTTTTCTTATTTTTGTTGTTCTCATATTAAGAGTATTAACTGACCATAAATGTTCTTGATCACAGTTAACAAAAGTATTATCAGTAAATTCAACTCTATATATTGGTCTATTACCTTGTGGAAAAACCCCTATTGTAAATTGTTCATTACCATCAGAACCTATAATTTTATCACCACATTTAATATCCCCAATTTTCATCCAACCATTTGGAGTCAATATTGGTTCACTTATAGGTAATGCTTTACCAGTACCAGTTGGTGCTAATACAACACCCAATTCACCTAATCCTAAACCACCTTTTAAAAGATTATCAATACCTACAATACCTGTTGGTATTGGATGTCTAAAATCTTTCTCTAAAGCACCTTCAATATCGTGAAATACATCTGTTGCGTCATCATTAATAATACCAACTTGTAACGCCTTTTGAATGATTTGTTCAATTTTTGCATAATTTTCAAAATCACCATTTTCAATAATACTTTGTACGTTTTTAAGTTCTCTCTTTAAATTTTGTTGTTTACAAAAATTAAGTGCGGTATCTTTAACATATTCTGTTTCAACACTATTTTTAATTATTTCTAGTGTGTCAATGTGAATTCTAGCAGATTCTTTATTACCGTTTTCTGCCATTATCTTTTGAGCTAACGTATTATAATCAGGAATTTTATTATATGATCTATATAATTCTTTCAAGTTCTCCATAATAAACTTAAAAGCATTATTATCAAAGAAACGTGATTCTATTACATCAATGATGTTCTCACCATACTTTTTATCCTCAATAATCGCTTTGATTAATGATTGTTGAAACGTAGCACCCAAATACCCAAAATTCCTTTCTTCCATATTAATTTTTTTTTTTAATTATAAATTATAACCCAAATAGGTTGTTTCCAATTCTTCCATTGACATAATTGTTGTCAAATCGGTTAAAAAGTTTTTTAACATTGGACGAATATCAACCGTATATCTCACCTTTGGATGAAACACATATGCGGGGAATATTCTTTGAATAAATACGTGATCATTTTGTTTAATTTGCAACAAAAAGTATTCATTTTCCACTGCGGTCGTATCTTCCACATCTTCCAAACCAAGGATATATTCCTTATTTTCACACAAATAATTGGAACTTTTTATTTTCAAATCTTCAGATATTTTTCTACAAATATTTTTTACATATTCATGTAAATCCATCGACCTTGTTGCTTGAGGATTGAAATCCCTAACGTTAAAATACCTCTGACAAATGATGTTTCCTTCCAATGTTAATAGAAACTCTAACTTTGTTAACTCTTGATTGTTACTCATGATTGTTAATTTTAATTGTTCTTGTTAATTTTTTGTTTTTTTCTTTTCTTGTTAATCTTAAAAATGGATTTAAAAAGTTAATCCACGCATCTTCTGATTTTGGTAAAACATTGAATATTCCATCCTGAACCATCATCTTCATGGTATTCTTATACGACCTACCCTCAGAATCCATATTTTCATTGATTAAATTAGTAATCTCTTCTTTTGCATCATCCGTTAAGAACGGTACATCAAGACTCACTATTCGATTATTGACATCGAAAAACTCGTCACCTAAGACACCATGTTTTGTAACACCTGTCAATAAATTAGTTATTGTCTTACTTTTGTTATTTTGTTCAAAAAGGAGATTACCTTTTTCTTTGATGTAGTCTACACTAAGGGGAGTTGTTTTCAGTTCAGGGAATAGGGATAAAAATGTTTTTACCCCAAGACCCTTAATACCTGAAATACTATCTGACTTATCACCACACATCATCTTAATCATCTTAACATTTTCAATTAAAACTTCTTGATGTTCATATATAATAATATCACTACTATTATACAATTTTTGGTGTGATGGATTAAACAATTTTGTATTTGGAGATACTAATTGTGTTAAATCACCATCAGATGAGTATATAATTTTGTTTTCATTGGGTGAATTTTGAACATAATATGCAATATTATCATCGGTTTCACAATACTTATATTCACCTTGTCTAACATAAAGTTCTTCAAGGTATTGTTGTATACGTGATCTTTGATAGTTATAAGAGTTAATTTCTTCCTCACTCTTGGTTTTAGTTTTCCTATCTTCCTTATAATAAGGATATATAAGTTTTCTACTTCTAGACCCTTCTTCACCATCCCAAAATACAACTATTTTATCTAAGTTGTAAGTCTCAAATGATCTCCTAAGAGTATTGAGAAAATGAAAAATTCCCCCAATATGTTGTCCTTTATAGAAATAGTTTTTAACCCCGTAAAAACCTTGTATTAAAAGATTGTCACCATCTACCAGTAATACTGACATTCATGTTTATTTATTGTTAAAAAATACTATTCTTCCTCGAATTCTTTACTTGTTTCAGTAAAGTCGATTTCTCCTGTTCCACTTAAAATACCATTCCAATAATCGGAATATTGTTTTTTGTATTCTTCCAATGCTTCTTTTGTATCCTCAATATAACCTTGAGGTACTGCGATGATTTTACCATCTTTATAAGAAAGACCACTCATATGGTTTTTAACCACAGATACCTTAGTCCTTGTACCAAATGTAACCTTTCTACCATTTTTGGTAGCGTCAATATGACTGATACCCGCTTTCTTTTGATTACCAAATAAAAATACCAATGTACATGCCAACCATATAGCTTCACCACCTTTTGCTTTAATTTCTGGTTGTCCAAATGGATTATCCGGTAAATCAACCCAAGGTTGGTTAACTATAACCATAGTATTATAATATGGGTAATCTTCTTTTTTAGATTTAGATATTCTTGAATGAATACCCATACCTATCTTATCAGATAATACGGATGCATTGTGCATCTTACCACCTTTACCTTCATAAGTCATTTTACATGGTATTGAACCTACTGAATCCCATAAAAATACTAAATTACGAGGTATTTCACCTTTTTCTTGTGCATCTAATAATTCATTGACAAAATCTGTTGCTTGTTCGATATAATCAAATGTATCATTGAATATAAAATCACCTTCCCATTCTCCATCAGAATTCTTAGTTGCTTGTAATCCTAATTCAACTGCGTGTTTCCAATCCCATTTTTTCTCTGTGATAATAAAAACAGGTAGATCACCTTTCTTTTGTGCATCTGCTGCAGATAAAATCATTGCCGTTGTTTTTGATGAGTTGGAATGTCCTAAAAACATATTAATTCCACCCATTATAGGTCCCGGTACACCTGATGCTTTAAAGAAAGCATCACCACAAAAGTAAAAATTTTGTTCTTTGTATTTTGTTTTACTTGAATACTTACTTTTGTAATCCCCAATTTCTTTTTTCTTAATTGTTGCCATTTTCTTTTTTTGATAAAAATGGCACAGACATTAATATTAATTAATAAATAAGTCTGTGCCGTAAAGTTTATTGTTTTTTTAAATTAGAACGGAAGATCATCTGCGGGTTCATCATCTTCTTGTGGGTCAACAATTTTTGGTGTTGAAGTTTTTGGACTACCAATAGTTTCATCAGAAACTGTCATTGACACATATTTCTTCAAATCAGCATCCCACTTTGGTGTTTCACCATTTGCAACCAAATCCAAGTAATCTTCTGATTTTTTTGCATAAGCGGTATCCCATGTCATTTCATCATTAATCCACTTATCAGCAATTGACTGATCAGTATGTAATGGTGCTTTATCTTCAGGGATGATAGATGATACTGCGGTATATTCACCACCAGTATTTGATTTTAGAAGTGACAATGAAAGTGTCAAATCACGACCTTCCTTAATATCTGCAAGATTTCCTCTGTTTCTCCAAATTGGAACAATCTTATCTAAGATACCATCTCCTTTTGAAGCGTGTTTAAATCTCCAGAACTTAGGTCCATCTGCTTCATTATCTCTGTCGATAACTTTAACAATATAAAACTTCTTAGAAGTATATTGTCTTGCCAGTTCTTTGTCTTCTGGTTTTTTGGTCATTAGTAAACCTTCCTTTACTTCGTTTAAAGGAGAACGTTTACCATCTTGTTTTGGATCGTAAAGTTTTACTTTCTTTCCATCCACATAAATTTCGTGGAAATAAGCTTCAACGAATGGTGTTGAACCGTCCTTAGTAGGTAGGATTCTGATTCTTTTTTCACCAGTGGTTTGTCCTTTCGGTAAAACCGTGTTGAAATACTTTTTTAATCTGTCTGCTTCAGACATCTGTGGGGTTCCATTGTAAGAACCATTCTTGTTTTTTTCGTACTGTGCCAGTACCGCGTCAAATGTACTCATAATTGTTGTTTAAATATCTTTGTAATAAATCAAATATAGTAAAATAAAATCAATAAAAAAAATGGATTAGTCGTTTTTTTTAAATAAAGTTTTTCTTACTCTAAAGTAAGTAGATACGATAACTTATTAACTTCACCCAACATTTCGTCACGTATATTTAATAAGTTAGTATCTGTCTCGTCAAATTCATCAGTAAATTGTATAAGTGCTTCTCTAATAGTCTTAATCATAGATTTCATATCAATTTCACTTAAATTTTTCAACTCAAGTGTCTTATCATCACCTTCTAATACAAATCTACCATATTTACCCATGGCTTCCTCAACAAACTTATCAATTAATTCAATAAGTTCATCATATATACCACCAAAGGCATTATGTCTAGCAAACCCTTTAGTTTGCCAATGGTTAATTTTAAATTGTGCGTGAACTTCCATAAAGAATTTCACCTTAGAACCTATATTCATCGTCTTCTTTTTCAGGGTTAAATGTATCTTTTATAGTGTTTTTAGAATAGTTACTAATATCATCCTTTCTTAATACATATTCATTTTTACCACTTGTTCTCATTTCAGCTTGTTTCTGATTAAAGAAGTCAGTTGGTTTTTGACTAAATGGATATGAATCTAATGATCTCATTTCTAATTTCTCTACCGGTGTTTCAGGTTTCATTTGTTTAACCTCAGCACCTAATTGATCAATTTTTTGAATAACAGCATCCATTTCAGATAATTTTGCTGCCAAGTCATCTAATTTAGTAAATACATCATCCATTTTAGATAAAACAGAACCATGATCTTGTTTACTTGATTCAACATCTTTTTTAATGTTTTTAGTCATATTAACTAAATCAGTAATATCAATTTCTTCTGTTGAATCTGCTTCGGGTAATGGTGCATCTGCCGGTGGTGCTCCTGTATCTCCTGCTGGTGGTGTTCCTGTATCTCCTGCTGGTGGTGCTCCAGCACCTAAATCACCCCCTGCTGGTGGTGCATCCGCACCAGATGCAGGTGGAACATCTCCTCCTGCTGGTGGTGAGTCTGCACCGGGTGCTGGAGGTAAATCTGCTTGTTCATTTATAAATCTTTTTCCGTAATTATTGATTTCTCTGTAACGCAATAATTCTTCGTGTAATTGTTTTTCTAACATGGTTCTTAGTCTTGTAATAATTGTCTACCGTCTTCGGTAATGAATCTTTTATTTATTCTTTCAACGATACCGTCTTTAGATTTTATTGTGTAACATTCACCAGTTTGTAAATCACAAACTTCTTGTTCTTTTCCGTTATTAGAAAAATTCTTAACCACATTTGGATTTAAGAATTGGTCTAATGAATTATTTATTTTATTATTATCCATAATGTTTTATTATAAATATCTCAATTTTCACTAATGTTCTTATTTATTTTGAATTCTAAAATATACCACATCTCCGGTTGTCAATGATAGTTCTCTCATTAATTTTTCTGACATGGCAATACCATAATTTTTTACTGTTGGCATTATACTAACAGGACCTTGAGCTAATCTTACTCCGGCCATACTATTTAATTGATATAATGATTCAACTAAAACAATTTTAGTATTAACAGGGTTATAGAATTTAGTTATAGTGTTATCCATTAATTTATTTACATCTGTATTTTTATCAAATTTAGTCGAATAAAAATAATTATCAGTTGTAGTTAATTTTAACTCTGACCAAAGTAATGTTGATGGGTTAATAATATGTGTTTTTGGATCTAATTTACTAATTAAACTCATTGCAACATTATCATCCAAAGGATATTCGGTTTCATTTCCCATATTTACTACTCTTGCTCTTAACCAAAGATCATTACCATTATCACCTTTATATGTGACCATTTGAATTGTTTCATCACCATTAATACCATTATATGGTATTCCACCAATTTTACTATATCCACCATCTTGGTAGAATGAGTTAAGTGTTTCACCTGCAACAAAGTTACCCGGATCTGTTTTATATTTACCAACTGTTATTACTTGAACAGGTATATTTTTAGCTGTAAAATCAATTTTTGTTAATGCAATTGATTTTATTTTTTCAAAATAAGACTTATAACTTGATGTAAAACTATCATTTGGATCAGGTAATGATGATGATGGTATTCTAGACCCTGTAAATTTTGTTGTTATTGTACCAGGTTTAATATCGTGACTAACTTCAGTTATCCAATATGAACCCTTAAACATTGGTATATTTTTTAAATAAAAATACATTGTAGGTTGTATCATAACATTACCCATACAAGTAACTTCACAACTATATGATGCTTGTCTATAATAATCAAATAAACCAATATCCACGTTATATGCACCAGCACCTGATTCAGATCTAGCTAATTGTTCCAATGCATACATTGATGCCGTTGTTTCTTTTATGGTTGATTGATCTAGTTGTACACTTTTAAATATACTTTGATTTTGATCACCAAAACTAACTTCAAAGGCAACTACTTTATTTGATTTTGAAAAATCACTTACGGTAAATGCTTGATTTGTTGTTATTATTAATGGATTATTATTTGTATTTGATAAATCAAAACCATCATCTTTAAATAAATATTTTTTACTAACAATATCTAAATGTTTTGAATTTAAACCAACTAATTGTATAATAATTTTTGGTGTTGATTCTTGATAATCAACTTCTAAGAATGTACCAAAAATATTTTTAGCAACATTTTTAGATGTTGTTAATTTAGGTGTTGTTGAAAAATTAGTACCATAAAAATTAACATATGATGGTAATGGTCTCATATCTAAACCAGTACCTTGTATCATCATAGATATTGCACTATATAAATCTTTTTCAATGTTGTTTTCATCAATAACACTTGTTAATCTAGTTAAGTCTAAAAATAATTTATCACCAATATCTTTATTGGCTTTATCTAAAAATAAGAATTCATCCATTAATAATCTTTGACCAATAGAATTACCAGCAATCCATTTGTCATTTAATGTCTTGAAATAATTATATAATTCAATATTTACATCTCTTTGATTATAACCTGCTTGTATTTTAATGTTAGTTTTGTTATTACTTGCTTTAAAATTATTATTTCTAAATGTTCTAATTAAATTCGTTAAAAATGTTGATGATCTCTGAATACTAGGTTCTATAATATTAGAATTGATATAATCATTAAAAGATAATGTGTTTCCTTGTTTTTTATATCCCGCATAAATTAATATTAATGGTCTAAAATTTAAGATATTTTCCATACTAAGCTCAACATTATTTTGTTCAAAAAAGTTTTCATAGTATAGATCAATATCTTCACCAATATATAGTTTAATATAATTTCTATTTTCTGTTGTTAATTGACCAACATTAAATGGATTATATGTAAAACTACTATTTGAATTATTACCAAATCCTTCAATTACATATAAGTTAATTTCTTTAGGATTTGCAATTGTTAATTTTAATAAATTATTATCTGACAATATTTCATTTGTTACTTGATTTAAATTAGTAACTTGTCTTGTTTTTAATGTATTTATTAAATCATTTAATGTTAATGAACTATCATTAGGGTCTTTAATAACAGAACATAATGATTTTAACATATCTTGAAAAGATGCGTGTTTTACTAAATCAAAAAGGTTATTACTTACTTCCGAATTAATACTTTCAGATGCAAAATTTAAAAATATATTTTCAAATTCATTTAAAATATCAGGACTAAATGTACTAATTAAATCTATCACTTTTCTATAGACTTTATCAAAACCATATATATTATCCGGTGTTAATCCTGTATTATATGTCCTACTATACTCAGAATATGATGGATGTGTTATTCCGTTAAAATTATTTGTTAAACTAAGAATTTCATCTGACCAAATAATTCTTAAATTAGATTGTTCAGCTTGATAAATATTTTCGGTATTTGTTGTTGTGGTTATTCCCGCTAATGTAAAAATTCTTTTTTTATTTATTTCATTTCCACCATCTGAAGGTAAAAAAGTATATCTTAAATCACTTGTATTATATTTCGAATTATCTACAAATGTTGTCCAATAATTTATACTATTTGTACCAACAGTTCTCATTCTTGTTTGTATATTACCATTAATCACATTACCACTAAATGATGTGTTTCCACTATATATATCATAAGGTGTATAACCATTAACTATTTGATGATAAATTGCATCATAATATGGATGTACACCTACATCATTAGTTATAAGATCATATGTAACATCATAATTAGTACCATTATTATTTAATGTATAGGCAGTATATGATGAACCAGTTAAATTATTGTTGAAAAATGTTTGTCCATCAATTATGGTTGTTGTATTATCGGTATTTAAAAATCCATTAAGTATATCAAACCCATCAAGAAGATATGTTTTATATCTATGATAAATAGATCCCCATTTAACAATCAAATGATATGGTATATAATGTGTTGAACCTATCTCTCTAAATAAATCAGACATTACAATACTTGTATTTCCCCCATTACTTAAATCTATTTTATCTTCTAAATCATAAAATGGTAAAGAATTTAATAAAAGATATGCTGATCCTACGTATTTACCAAAACTACCATTTTTTCCATAATCACTAAGAAGTTGTTTATGAAAATATGGTGTGTTTAATATATTAACATTATCTGTTCCTATATTTAATTGTTGAGAAAATAAATTTTGTGTATAACCATTATTTATTTTAACCCAAGATTTTGGATTTATTGGTGATACAATAAAAGATTCTTTTGTATTAATACTTAAATTACCATTAAATTTTAATGTTTTATCTTCATAATCTTTTAATGAGGAATAAACATTATTATTTTGTTTTTGATATGATAAATATAAATCAGAATTAAATGGATAAATATATTTTCTATATTCTTCTGGTGTATATTTTAATAAACAATTATTTGTTTTTACATAATCCAAATCATTACTTGATGTACCAGACATATTGACATTAGATTCAATTGAAAATGGTACATTTAAAGCATCAGTTAAATATGGTGTTGTTGGTAATGAGTCTAAAAAATACGGATATCTTTGGAATGGTGATGAAGATTTTAAAAGATCTTGTAATTCTTTTGGGGTTGTTACTTTTTCTCTTAAAAATGTTAATATATTTTCATCTTCAATAAATGAATTTCTTATGTTATCACTTTCTAAATTTGCTAATTCTAAAATTGTATCATTATCAAAAGTATCAAAACTATTATAATATAATGCTCTTTCCCAAATTTCATAAAAGGTTGTGGATGGAGTATCATCACCATATGGAATAGTATTTATAAGATATGATAGTGTACCAATACTATTAATTGTTTTTTCTTCACTATTACTTTCAAATACAAAAGTTGATTTATTTACACCACCTTCTTTTTCTGTTAAAGGGTCTATTTTTTGTGTTGCAATTGATTTATAATTTTCAAGAAAATCAATCTCAGGCCATAATATTGGGTTATTTGAATTTAATTTAGTTTGTAAATCAGGTTCTCCCGGATAGGCAATAACTTTTTGTTTATTCTCACCAAATGTTTTTTTAATTTCTGGCCAAGGATAAATTGCATTACCAATTGTTTCATCAGTAAATCCTTTTATTAAATCTTTTCTTTTATCAGAAACTTCAAATGCCTTTCTATGAGTTTCTTGCATCATTCGAATAAAAACTTCAGCATTAGCCAATAGTACACCAAAAATGTTTCTAATAGTTGGGCTAAAACCGATACCTTTTTTAGGGTCTTTAACAATTTCATTTATCTTATTTTCAATAAAATCTTCAAATTTATTATTTTGTTCGTTAAAATCTTTTCTTATATCTAAAATTTCATTTACTAGTTTGTTTATTTCAACAATCACTTGTGTTGAACCTGATAATAGATAAAAATATTTATCAACATAACTAGTCGTTTTTGATGATATTTTAATAAAATTAGGATTACCTTTTTCTTTGGTAATACTATTAATTAAACTTTGTGATTCTTTTAATTTTTTATTATAATCATTTATTTTAAATTCTAATGAATCATTTTTAGTTAAACCGGTAATATTTTTTAAAGTTGTTTTATCTTGTCCTGATAAATAATAACCATACTCTTTTGTATCGTTATTAATAACATATTCTGCAGATAAATTTGTTGATGCCCAACTTTTAATATCGTTTTCAAAATTTGTTAATATATCGTCATATTCCTTTAAAGCACCAACAACTTTTATATTAACTACCTGATCTAATATTTCCCTTTCTAATATTTTATCTAAACTTCTTGCAACAACAAGAACCTCTCTTAATGTTTTAACAGGAAAGTCTTTTGGTAAAATACCCTTTTGTTTATATTCAGAATAAACTGTTTTTAATAATGTATAACCTCTAGATGATTTAGAAACCATTTGTTCATATCTTCCCGTTTTAGGATTAAATGTTGGTTGTGTATTATTTTCAATAGGAAACATATATGGTGCATTTAAAACACCTTTTAATGGTATATCTGTTAAAAATGCATATGTTGAACCAATGAATTTTGTAGTTATATCAAAATTACCGGTATTATCATTATATCTTGTATTAAACTTAACTAAATGTAAACGATATCTTATTGCTTTACCATAAAAACCTTTAACAGTTAAATAAAATATTGGCCAAGGTAAATGAAAAAATGCGTTATATGGAGAATTTTCAGGTGATTCAAATAAAGTCTTACCTCTAACATCAATAAATGTCATATCAACTTGAGGTATATAATTCATACCTTTAACTTGAATATTAACACTTTGTATACCAAAAGTTTGCGTTGAGGGGTCTGTATTATAATAACTAGGACCCGTATTTGAATCGTTATTATTTTGTTTTACTTGTGTATTTTCTGCTGGTTTATTTATAAATGAATCAGTCCATGTGGTATCATAATAATCACCATTTGCATTTTTTAACATATTAAATGTTCCTGAAGCAATTGATGTTAATGTATTTGGACTATTTTCAGACGCAAGAATTGTTCTTGGGACCAAATCAGCCTCAAGATTAATATACATCATTAAATTTTCTTGTTTAATATTTCTAGGTTGTGTGTTTCCATCGTTATCAATAACACTATTTGGATCAATATACATTAAATTGTTTTGATCAACCTTAATTAAAATATTTTCATTATCTGATAAATTATTGTTCGCCATAATATAAAGTATATAAATCTACCGATCTTTTGTAATCTTGTAAAGTCGTAATCAAAGGAAATGGTATCCTTAATAAAAAATTATCTTCTATTTCAAACTCTAAACCACCAGCAGATGGGTTCGCAGTTAATATCAACCAACCAAATACCGGTGTACCATAATTTTGTTGTGATATTTTATCCAACCTATCTTTACCTTTTTTATATAACATATACCTATCAGTTGATTTAATCGGAATATCTAATCCAGGGACAATCCTAAAATTACCGTCATTTAAAAAATATTGATATCTATCGAAATAATTTCTCATTTTTTTTATTTTTTTCTATAAAAATTTAATTTATTATTAATTACATCAGTTTGATCTGATTTAATTAATTTAATTTCATTTAACATATTACCATCAGCATCTGTTATTGGTGATTCGGTATATGTATATTTTAATTCTTTACTATTTGTTCTAATTACTGGTTTATCAAATTTTAATGATGTTGATTTTGGTTGATTACTAATAAAAATATTAAAATCGTTTTCAATATCTGTTAAATTAAAAATATTATATGCTGGTTTATAAATATTTAAAATGTTTGTTTTTTCAGTTCTTAATAAAACAGGTAAAATTATTTTTAAAACATTATCATTAATGATAATGTTGTTTCCATTTACGCTGTAATTAATTAATGTACCTAAACCACTATACATTTTACTTGTATTATTGGTTATATAATCAATAACTTTACCAATCTCAGTATATAAATCTATATTTGAAAAACCACTAAACACTGCTTTCGTACCATCATTACCATTTACATTTACTTTTGCAT